TTAGCTTGTGCCCTTGTTTTTTATGGGGCAAATTTGGGACAAATCAGCCTTAATAGTTGCTTCCAGGCGAGCCATTTCCATGTCGTTTTGCTCACCATCTAGCCACTTGGTGTACGTCCGAAGAAACACTTCTACGCTATGTCCTAATTGTCGTGCGCAAAAAGCTGGAGTCATTCCCGCCATAAGCATAATAGTGGCATAGGTATGCCGCATGTTATATGGTCTACGATAGCGGATACCTAAGCGCTTGAGGCAGGGCGTCCAGTAGCTGCGGCGGAATGCTCGTTCTTCTATCCAGGGAGCTGCATACCTTGGATCATGCCACACGTATTCTCCGATCATCCTGGTATATTTGGCCTGTCTATTGAAAGCCGCCATAGCGCGGCTGTTGAGCAGTACGTTACGTGCAACATTGGTTTTTGTACTATCTTTCTGTTCACCGCGTACTACGGCTTCGACGATTGCTAATTTTTCGCTGTGTAGATCCACGTTGGGCCATCGTAGACCAAATACTTCAGATGTACGTGGTCCGCTGAAAAACCATGACTCAACCATGTTATACACCTGTTCAGGGTAATGCCTCGCCATGTCGGCGATGATGGCTTCAGCCTCATCTCGGGTGAAAGGATCAGGTGGTAGTTTCTGATGTTTTTGACGTGGAACATCATCAGCAGGGTTACTTTTAATAATTTTGTCAGCCACCGCTAAATCAAGCGCTTGGCGGATGACAGATACGTAATTATTTAATGTCTTGCCCGTTAAATCAGGGCGCTGTGCAATCGCCGTTAGTAGATGGCTGGGCTTGAGAGCATGAATATCCAGCGATCCTATTGTACTTTGTATGGTTTTTTTTCTTTTATCAACGAGTGCCGCTGCGTGTTCCCAAAAGTTGACCGCACTTTCATAGCTTGCCTTGGTAGAGTTCTCAATGCTTTGTGTATTTAGCCATGTGTCTAGCCATTCTTTTACCGTAAATCCTTCTCCGGTACTGCTGGCAGGAAAGTATTCGTTTATATTGAAGGTCCCGTGGCGTATACGTTCGCGGATCTCCCGCGATACCATGCGCGCATATTTCATGTTAGCAGCAGTAGGAGGCAGGGGCTTGCCATCGATCATGAGTAACAGGCGCTTTCGTTTACCTTCGATAGTGAAGGACATACGGATGGCGCTGCCATGAATTTCTATACCATCTCCGCGTCTGCCCACTGCAACACCTCTAGTAGTTTCTTATTTAGCATTGTTTTTCTACCCACCGCTGGTATCCCTTGATAGAAATGAAAATACCACCATCAGGGGATCTTCTATACTCACGACCTTCAAGCCATTTGCCATCCTCGATCTTGCGTCTGATGGCCTTTTCGGTGAGCCCTGTTATGGTGGCTGCCAAGCGGATGGTAACATAAGGGGCCGCAGCCACTTGTACAGTAGTGTCATTCATGGCTAAATCTTTGAGTTTGTGCTCTTCCTATCGCGGCCTTGTTCATCGCCTGCTCAAGTGCGGAGACGGCGGCCGTCTGCCTGTCGAATATTTTTGGCGTTCTCGACTGAACGTTATTAAGCCGACGGTTCGTCAAGCCTAACTCGTGCAATTTGCAGAACACCGAGTGGGCAGACCTACCAATCTTTGCGGCCATTGCTCTTGCAGGTATGCTTTTTCTATGCATATCCATCAGCAATGCTTCCTCCTCTTTGCTCCATTTCTTTCTTCGTACCATCTTGGTTCCGTAGGGTTAAGGTTTTGAGTTGATAGGATTGCCTTCAAGCTCGATCAACAGATCGATGTAGTGTCGGGCCTTTTTCAGATCATCAATCCCGTTTTTCTTTCGCCAACGGGTCATGTACTTGATGACGTTTCCTTCGAAATAGCCGATGCCATTTTTGTGGATGTATTCCACTGGCTGAATAGGCATATCCTTGTAGTGGGATCCTCCTTCCTGGATGGCCATGGCTGAGACCGGAACCAGTTTTTCTTTCTTGATTTCGATTTCCTTATCCTTGCTTTTTATATCTTCGGGTTGCTCAGTAAGGGTGCGACTGGTAAATTCTCTGCCCTGGGTTTGTGCCCATTTCAGTATTCTTTCATGAGTAGTGTTCATTTTTTCTCTTTTCCGATTAGTCAGGCGGCGAATAATCCCAATTTTTTAAGACATCCTGTATTGCTGGCGGTATTGGCGTTTGCACGTGAGACACGCGTACGGCAATCAAGCCAGCACATATGCGTCCGTCGAGCGGAGAGTGACATAGAAATTTGTCACCCTGTACTGCCGCCTTCATTAAATCCATCTGCGTTTGCAGGCAACCATTAGGGACAGTTCCGGCTCGACAAGCGCACGTGGCGCACATTTCATCACGTACCGCCGGGAGATTAAGGTTTGTCAGACCTTTGGCTTTTAATATGCTTCTGCCATGCTCCGCTAACTTTGCAGTACATTTACCAAGTAGTTGACCTTCTTTGCTTACTCGATGATTCATTTAGTTAAACCCCAGTTCTTTCATTAATTTCTGTGCAGTCGATACTGGATCATGAACATGACCATCGGCCACTGCTCTGACGAAATCCTCCAGTCTTTCGTTGTTTGTAAAAATATCGTAGAAGGCACAGGCAGAAAGTTTTACCGGGACTTCATTGATCTTCATGAAGGCAGAAGTTTTCAGATCTGGTGGCGCATTCCTGATAAGCAGTGCTACGTGGTTATCCGTCGTGTTATTTTTCATTTTTCCCTCCTGCCATTGCTGGCTCAAGAAATATGGACATTGTGCTGATCCTTCGATTTAACAATCTGGTTCATCGCCTGCTCAACCGCAGTTATAGCTGCCAGCATGACTTCGAATGCTGTCTTTTCCTGTAGGCTCCGGAATTGATAGGCACGGACCTTCTCTTTTGATGTGCTCACTTTAGGTTTCTTCCCAGTACCATTGATTAGTCCAAGGCTATCGAGCTTTTTCCAAACGGAAAATCTTGTTCTGCCTAACCTGAAGCCTATTTCTTTGTTAGGAATGCCCTCGTTTCTCAGCTTAATGAGCAGCTTCTCTTCCTCTTTGCTCCATATTTTGTATCTGTCCATATCAGCGTAACCTCTGCACGTTATCGTTTCCTGGAAGTTGTTTGCCGAGCCCGGCACACGCTGTTCTCCAGTCAGCAGCGAACTGTTCTAGCGCTTTCTTCCGTTCTGCATAGTTCAGTCCACAGCCCATCAATACCGTGTTCCGTTCTTCCAGATTGGCAAGCAGATCAAGATCACCGGCTGATAGTTGTTCTCTGTCAACGCCTTTGAATTCTCCTGTTAGTGCCCAGTTTATGAGTCTGGCTTCGTTACTGAAGTGGTGGGGTGCTATAGGTTTGCCCTGCATCTGTCTCTGTAGTTGCAGGACAGCATTCATAACTTTGTAGCTGCTGGTTGCTTCGTGGCGTAGGCGCTTCCAGTCATAGTGCTGGTGGGTGCCGGCGAGGATGGCTTTTGTTTGGCGGTCTGACCAGATTGCGAACCGGACATCCAGCCATCTACCGAAATTTACATGTAAATCCGGATGAAACCAGGTTCCTCCATTTCTTCCTCGTCGCGTCTTGAACAAAATGCCGGTTTTCCCGGCATTTTGAATACCAGCCACGCCGGTAATTTCGTCAAGGACTTGCAGATATTCCTTCGTTGAGTCCAAGTCCAAGAAGTGGCTGACGCGTTTACCGTAGTGCTCGGCAGCTTCTGTCGCATTCAGCCATCCACCTTCGTCGAAACTGAACGAGAAGTTTTGATATGTTGCTTTGATGATGTTGGGCATAATCTACGCTCCTTACTGCTTGCGATGGATCACAGACGCATCGGTTACCACCAGACCATCATTCGATAGGCCTAATGCTTCACGATTTGCAAGCATCTTGTGCATGGCTTCTTCAGCTTGTTCTGGTGACAACCCAAGACGCTCGGCAATATCTTCCAATCTGACCATTGGGGTTCCATCCTCAAGATAGCCAGATATTTCCGGTATCAGGCCCATTTCCTGGGTTTTATCCGCCATTTTGTTTTTCAATTCTTCTGGAGCCAGTTCCATTGCCAACATCATCGCTTGCATGGTGTCGGGATGATCCATCCCTAGTGTTTCAACAAGCTGCAAATGACGATTAGCTGCTTCAATAAATTCTGGTGTCGGTTTCATTTTGGTATTTTGTGTCATCTCATTACTCCTGCAGCCAGCAGTGCTGCTCCAATTAATGCGAGAATTGCGGGTTCTTCCACTGGTTTATATCTGTCGGTGCATGGTTTTTCAGCCCGCTTCAGTACCTGTTTTGGCGCTGGCCAGTACAGCACAGGCGGTGATTGTCCTGACAGGCTTTGTTCTATCCATGGCATCACAACAGGGTGATCGTTGTGGCCATCAGGAGTGGCAGTAGGGTCGGCTGGATCTGACAGTGAATCCAGGAGCATTCCAGCTTCTGGTCCGATGATTTCCCCATCCTTGCCATACTCATGGCCGGGTGGGAACAGTTCATCATAGGGAGTACCGAAGGCAACATAGTCGGGTGCATCATCAGTGATGCATGCTCCACCGGCAGTGTCTGCAGGCTCTTCGTAAGGGTCAGGAGCCGTTATGACGATCATGATCAGCCAGGTGATTCCGGCAGCCATGGCAAGGGCAGCCGCCCGTTCAGCGTAGTAGGTGAAAGATTTTTTGTTCATTCATTCATCTCCTTGCCGGTGGTGCGCTGATCTAAGATTTTGACGACGGCAGCTGCAATCTTCTCTGCCATCCTGTTTTCATCTATTTCCTCTTGTTCCTTACGCTTCTTTCCATCGCACATTGGGCAAGACATCCCTATCTGGAGTATCCATTCCCAGTGTTCTACAGGCTCTCCGCACGGTGGGATCGGTTGTGTGGCTGCGTATTCTTCAAGGGTGATTTTTTTTGTCTTCTTGAATGGCCAGATCATGGTTGTGTCTCCTTGCCGGTGGTTCGCATGTGCTTTCCATTTGCATCAAGGCGTGGTGTAAGTCCACGTGTGCCTCTAATGCTGAGGTACTGCAATCCTGTTTTTGTATCGATGAGAACCGTAAAAGAAGGCCCTGCATCTTCTTGCAGGTCATCGTTAGCGTTACGTGTAGTAATTGCTACATTGGATGACGGTGTAATCAGGATCAGTGCAGCACCTACTGCGATCGCTGAAAGAAACATGAAGAAATCATTCATGGCCGCTCCTGGTGGTGCGTACTACTTCATTGACCGCCTTCGCGAGCATCCGGATTCCGTGTTTTATGTATTCCCACTGGCCATCATGTAATCCGTCTGGTCTGTCGATCGAATCCAAGGCTCGCTGGATAATGTCCAGCGCATCCTGATTGTCCGCAGGAACCATATTGAGCTGCTGCTGACATTGGTCTGACTGATTGCCGTAGCGGGATAGCAGGGCGCGGGCGATTTGCAAGAACTCGTCTTCGTCGCAGAACAGGAGGAACTCTTCTTCAATGGCAAATTCCAGCAATTCATCGTCGCTCGGCTCGGCCTTTTGTGCTGGCTGGTGGTGTGCAGCGATTGACCGATAAATATCCTCAATAACGCTACAGTCCTCAATAGCACCGTTAAAAACCTCATCGACTATCTTTCCGAGCAACTGCCGGGAGATTGATGGTGGCAGTACCTGTACTGATCTTAGCCTCTCAACCTCAGCCTTAAGCGCGTCAATTTCTTTCTGGCGGCTAACCCACGTTAAATAAGCGTAGTGGGTGCCATCATCTTTGTAATATTCATATCCGCTAGGCCCCTTTTCTTTTTTCAAGTAAGCGCCAAGATCTGTACTTTCTTTGATCCACGCTTCAAACTCATCTCTGGTCGTCATTTGTCGGCCTCCTGAGAACAGCAGCTATCAGCCACTGAATTGACGTGCTGCACAATTGCCTGGCAAATCAGCGGGAAATTCTCTTCGTGGTATAGCCTTTCTGATCCTTTGGAGATGGGTGCAAACCCCAGTGAGCGCAGGAAATCAGCAGATACAGTGAATCCAAGGGCTTTATTGATCAGGCCAAGATTAAGTGTGGGTGTCCTGGTTGATGGCTGGTTAATTGCTTGTACCGGAGCGGCTTGCTGAACAACTGGTGCGACAGGTACATGTTGGGCATGTGAGCGTGCTTCAGCTTCTTGCACACGTAGTGCTTCCTCACAAGCAGCTCGTTCAGCAGCTTGCTGTTCTGCCCTCAGTTTTGCTTCCGCCTCTGCTTTCGCTTTTTCTTCTTCCTCTGCACGGATGCGTGCACGTTCTGCTTCCAGCCGTATTTCTTCAGCTTTCTTGTGAGCTTCGATACGTGCTGTGATAGCCAGCTTGAAATCATCGAATGGCTTGGCAACAAGCTGCTGTAGATCAGCCAGCAGGGCGCGATGCTCTGATGCGTTCTCATTGATCCAGCCAAGTTTCGTACGTAGATCAGCTGCTTGCTTGTCTGCTTCTATTTTTCCGTTTGCCAGTGCTGTATCCAGTTTGTCCTGGATGCTGGCCAGAGTCTTCAATCCTTTGATGGCACCAGCAAAATCCGGGATTGCGACATCAAGACGTACCTCTCTGATCTCACGCTGTAGCTCGGTTACGTGGGATTCATAAGCAGTACGCACGGCGATCAGTTTCTCGTCACGACGGCGTTTTTTCTCGCTATCCAGTAGCTTCTCTGCCATCAGGCGGTTATCCCGCACCAGCTTGGCGAGCATGTCTTTCTGGCGCTTGGCTTCATCCACACTCTGGATCTGGGCCAGCATCATGGATTCAGCCGCGTTGAGTGTTTCTTCTGCTTTCTTCAGGGCCTTGATTTGCAGATCGAGATCAGCGAAATCCTGATCGGTTTGCGGCTCTCGGATCAGCTTGTTGTCCAGGAAATCCCGCAGTGCTTTCTCGAATACTTTGAAGTTTTCACGCACATCGATCTGTCCGCTTACCTGAACAGATACCGCTGGAAGATCCTGAACCGGATCAGCCACAACGGTTGATTGGGCTTCGGGTAGTTCATACTCGGCAAGATCCTTTTCGAACTGTGCCCAGCCATCAAAAATGCGCTGCCGTAGCTCAGGATCAGATGAATACCATAAAGTTACCGCGTCGATCAGTTGGTCACTGGTGTCCCACTTGGTTGCCATAAACAGACATTTCTCAGCACCGGAAACCATAAGCTGCTGTTCCATCTGTACCCTGTAATGCAGTGGCAGATCTTCATCCGTTTTGCATCCCCGGATATCGTTATTCATGGATTTATGTTCAAAACAGATATCTTCCATCATAGTCAGGCCATCGAAGCTGGCAGCTAACTTTCCTTCTGATCCGGTGACTGGGTACAGCTCTTCTTCGATTAACTTTTCAGCCAATGGTCTGGCCAATGCTTC